GCGTAGGTAATTTCCGCTTCTGTTGAAGATAAACCAGTCTTGCAACCATTGATTATCCCCGATAATGGTTTCCGTGTCACGCATCGCACCGACCTTTAGGTTTGGCAGGTCTTGTCCTGCTATCGTGACAACGGAGCGCGGGTGTGTAATAGACAACTCAATCAGACGCTGCATCAGGCAATAGGTCTTGCCCGATGACGTTCCGCCTTGATTGACGAATGTGCGCACCCGTGGGTCGCAGTTCGCCGCGTAGAGTTCGTCGTTTACACTAAATAGTTCCATCAGTCAGTTATTCCATCGCGCCGCCTTACCTCGTCCTCGCTGGATGCAGGAGTGAAGCCAGACGGGGCGTGCGTTATTTCCAGTTGTGCAGTAATGCCGCCCGATAGGTCGAGCGACACGCGGTCAAGTCCGAGCAAGCGTTGACGCCTTTCAAGGGCACGGAGTATTATATCAAGATAACGCGGCTCACCGCGCCCGATATTCTCTTCCTTCGTCTGCTCAATGAAAAGCGTCGTTATCGTTTCATTTCCCTCGTCGTCTTTTTCGGGTAGCCCCTTGCGCTTCGTGCGCTTCTGCTCGGTGTCTTGCAGGCTTGCCTCCCATGCATCCCACGCGCTGCGGATGACGAGGTCAAGGCGGTGCAGTTCCGCCGACACGACCACCTCCGTGTCCTCCATACGCGCCTCCCTCAACTCCTTGCAGAGCCGCTGGATGTCTTCGTGTATGGTGCGCGACGAAAGCGTTTCAAGGTTGAGCCGCTTCATCACTTCGTCGCGTATCTCCAACTCCGACCAGTTCTTGCGCCAAAGCGGAGCAACAATCTGCATACGCATTTCCATCATGCGTTTGCGGTCTACCTTTGTTTGTCTTTCCTTTGGCATACTTATTTTCTCCGAATTTTTGTTTTAACAGGCTTTCTTGTTGTCGGTGGGTAGTTGTTAGGCCGACCACATTTCAGACCGCCCTGCGTCTTTAAAATGTCCTTTCTGCGTCGTAGGTGTAAATTAGGTTGCCGTCCTCGTCTTTGCCCGTCGGTTTCATAACGCCCTCGAACATCTTGTAGGGCGATTGCCCTGCCTGCGGATTATTCCACAACCAACGCATATACGCCGCCATGCTCATCCCGTAGAACTGAGCACGTTTCTCGGAACTATTGGCGTTATACCCTTGCGCCCGACCCCATAGATAGCCGGAATGCAGGCTTTCGATGTCGGCCTTGATGTCGCCCCAGCGTACCTCGCCGCGTTTCTTGCATATTTGCAGGGCTTCGCAGAACTGGCCGTGCGAATAGTTCCAGTCGGCGGGCAGTCCACAGCAAGAGCCGTTGCAGCACAATTCCTTGAAGTGTGCGTCGCTGACGTAGAATCGCATCCCGACGGCCTCGCACGCTTTCTTCATATTGAAGATGAACGGGGCTTTCACTTTTCGGTTCAGTCGCAGGTAGCCGCTCGACACGCTGTACTTCTTGTAGAACTCCATAAGGTCGAAGCCACACAACTCGGAAAGTTTCGGCATATACTCCTTGAGTGTATTGCTACGCTGCTCCACGCAAAAGAACTCCGTGGAAAGAGCCGTTGCCCCTCGGTTGCCTGCCTCGCGGATGAGGTCGAGGTAAGTTGGCGTTGACACGCCGATGATAAACGGGCGCAGTCGTAGCGTTGCGCCGCCCGCTTCGGCCTTTGCGATGCGCTCTATGGCATCCAGCCTCTCCCGTGGTGTGGGCACTCCGCGCTCAATGATTCGCGCCTTGCTTTCGTCAAGCGTGATAATTGAGAACTTGAAATTCCAGTTCTTCTGGCCGCGCACAAGTTCCATATACCGCTCGTCCTTCGTCCACCACGTTGCTTTCGTTGAGAAGCACAACGGATAGTCAATATCCTTGAAAAAGCGGAGTAGTTCAAGCGTCACGCCGTACTTGTGTTCGAAGCCGTCGAACTGGTCGGAAAGACCGCCCCATTGCATGACGCGACGTTGCTTGATGTACTCTGCGAACTGACCGCCGTACTTGTCGGGTTCGCTGAACATTCGCTTGATGTGGTCGGGGTTGACGGATAGGACGTCTTTACCGAGGTAGTGTTCCTTTCCGCCTCCGATGGCACGCTGGAACTGGCTAAAGCAATACATACAGCCGAACGCGCAATTATTGTACGTGTCGAACGTCATCGGCATTGAGCAATCCGCTATCTCCGCCGACCATCTTGGTGATAAGTAGTAAGCCATATTTGTCAGTCCTTTATATTAATCTCCATTTCGTAATCATTTCCTTTAACGTCCATTATCGTCGCGCCCATGTGCAACCAAAAGTCTTTCGCAGGCTCGTTCATGGGAGTTCGGAACGTCAGTTTTGTTGTTCCGCATTGTTTCATTTCTGACAACAAATCGAAAAGCACCATCCTGCCAATTCCTCTGAGTTTGTACTCACTTCTTACCGCTATCTCGATAAGACGTGCGTGTCGCCTGCATTTAATCGCAAAATATAAAGCGACGGGGAGTTCCCCGTCATGCCAAATTTTACACATCACTTTGTCTGCGGAGCGATATTGTGCAGCACGAAAGTAACTATATGAATGCTTCGCAACTTGCGAATCGCAGTTGTAGCAAACGTCTTTCGCTGACGCACTATTATATTTTGACACTATCCACATAATCCGCTCAATTTACGCCGAATATCACTTTCCATGAACTCCAAACTAAACTCGCTCGTGTCGTACTGCAATAGCGTTGCGCCGATTTCCTGCCACCTTTTCGCGTTTCTCGCGATTACCTTTTGGTCTCTCCAAACGCATTGCGTAATTCCACGACCTCCTCGCTTCCTTAACCTTTCGTCTAAAACCGCAACGGGCGCATAGAGAAAAATGACAATTTGACGCTCTGCTTGGAACATCGCATTAAGTACGTTCATCGAAAAATTCTTTATGTACTTCCCCTCGCAGAACACGAAATCGCTCTTTTTCAGACCATCATTAACGCGTTCCGCAAGGTGTGTCACGTTATTCAAACCATCAACGCCCCCAAACTTCACGCCCTCGTACTTCCCAACGAAGCAGACTCTCGCGTCTTTGCAGTAAGTTATCTTTTCGTGGTAATCCGAAATACCACCGAATCCATTAATCAACCTTTTTGCAAGGCTTGTCTTTCCGACTCCGTTTGTTCCTATTATGAAAACACAAGTCTTTTTCATCTTGCAAGCGAGTAAATTAATGTTTCGTATTCAGTTCCACGGGCTTCCTCCAGCATCCGCTCCGTATAATACCCGTTGTAACGAGTGCCCTTGTTAAACTTCCAAACTGCACACAAACTCGTTTCGATTGCGAAAGCGTTGTCGCCCGTATCCTTCTTTTCGTTTTCAAGGAACGCGTCAAGCGCAGCCCTATCCCTGCTCTTTATGATAGAAACCGCGCCGAGCGTGTAGTTCTCGTCTTTTTCCCATCCGTAAACTACATTGTCGTCCCATTCTGTTTTGAAAACATTGCACCACACCTCTAAAAATAGGAATGCTGCATACCTACCGAAAAAATACCACGAACTAACCTCTTCGTATGCCTGCTGCGTCGTCCTGCATCGCTTTAGCCTCGAGAACTTTTCTTCGTTCAGTTCCGAAAGAAGACGCGGAAAAGCCCCGTTGCACCTAACGTATCGTCTATCGGTTCTGAATTTCAGTTTCTTTATGTTTCTTTCCCCGTGTATAAGCATATCAATCGCACTCGGTATGTTGTACGTCATCGTGTAATAATATATCAACCGAAACTTGTCCCATTCCGATAGAGAAAAGTATCTACAGAGGGAGGCAATCATACGTTCCTCAACCCCTGCATCACCCTTTTTGTGATATGCTATATATTCGGCGTAATTCATTTATTCAGTTCGTCAAGATTATAGACTACTTTCTCGATACTTTCAAGACCCAGCAGGTCGGCAACTTCCTGCTCGCGGTCAGCAGGGTACACGATGATAACTCGCTCGTTTGCGGTTTCGTTATCGCCTTGCAACTTCGGCAACTCGTCGGGCGTGAGGTCTTGCCCCTGCAATTCGGGAGGCAGAACGCCGTCAACTGGCGAAACCGAGCCACCACTGGCGGACACGCCGCTACCGTTGTTTCCGTTCCATTCCGTCGGGGCGGGCGTCCAAACGTCCATTCCCCAGTCGCCGAGGTCGGCCGTGTCCCATTCGTTGTCAAGCATCGTCCAATCCCATTGGCCGAACGACACGTTGTCCTTGATGATGAACTCCTTTTTCTCGCGCTCGGTAAGCGTTGCAGCCTGCACGACCTCTACTATCGGGTTTGCAAGCCATCCAGTCCAGTACGAAAGGAGCGTCGCCTGCTCGCCGCCCGTGCGCTCGTTGTAGTCCTTTAGCGTTGCCAGCCTTGCCGCGATGTCCTTTTCGCTCATTTGGCTGATAGCCTGCAATGCCTTTAGACGCATATTGCCACCGAGTGCCACGTTTGCCTCGTCAATAACGACGGGACGCATTGACAACATCTTCGGGAAGACAAGAATTGAGTTTATTAACTTCTGCATCTTGCCGTCCGTGATTGTTCTTGGGTTTCGTTCATTGAGAGCGATTTGCCCCAACTTTAATTTCTCCGTTTTCATGCTTACTTTGTTATTTCTTATTTTTGTTAAATTTTTCGCCTGCCTCGTTTTCTTTGCCTATGTAGGCACTTTATTACCATGCAATGCAAAAGCCCGTCAAATCGCTTTAAAATGCGTTTGGCAGGCTTGCTCAGACAAGAGTCTGCATCTTTCTGGCGAGAACTGACACCTTGCAAGGGTGGGTCGGCCTTGTATGCTCAATGTGTGGAAGCGTTGCACGGGCACGGCGTGCCGACACTCCCCGCAAAGGTGTTGTATCTTTGATTCCTGCCTCTTTCTTCTCATTGGTGGGCGTTAAATCACGTACGGGTCAATCAATCCCCAGTCGGCTAAATTCTCAAACATCCCGTCGTAGTTGTCATTGATGTACTCTCGGGCTTCGTTCACGATTCGCGAAAAGGAAACGCCCTTGCCGTCCACCATGACCACGATGTCGCCGATGGTGCATCGTGCAGTGTGTAC